ATTTAAAATTTTTAAATAAATTTAACGGATTTAAAAAATTCACATTAACTGGAGATTGTATTATAACTTCCAAACAATCTGATTTAAAAAATTTAGATATTGTTCTTTGGTTTGATTCTATGCAAAATTTCATCAATCAGAATGTAAAATCGGAATTACCAGAGGTTATAAATAATATAAAAACAAATTATTATATATATACAGGAAATATTGAAAATGTATCAGATGTTATATATCCACAATTAGATGTTGAAAATAGAAGTATATACAAATCTAAGTACTTCAATATGCAAATTAGAGGATTGCAAGTAGGTCTTCAAATAAAAGAAAATTTAAATGAAGAAAATAATATTATTAAAATTGATAATACAGAAGATATCAACAAAGAAAAAATAAAACCAAAACTTGGTTGGAATTTGGTTGCAGAATCTTGGAGTAAAGCTTCACAATTTATAGATGCTGCTAGTAGTAGAGGCTTGATTTCAACAGTATTAGACTATACAGGAGTTGATAATAAAGGTGGAGAAAGAGTATCCGATGAAATTTATAATTTAAGAAGAGAATCTTGTTTTGGAAATATTGAAAAGAACATAGAACCTTGTCAATTTTTGTCAAAAGATCCTGATGATATGTACTTTTGCAAAGGATGTGGATGTGGGTCAAATAAACTTGCTGTATTAAATCCAAGACAAGAAGATGGATATTCTAAATTACATTATCCAAATTTAGAATGTCCTTTGGCAAAACCAGGATTTTCTAATTATATAGAATGATTGTTAATCCACTACATTTAAATTTGTCAATAAATAATAATTAAGCATGGTTACATTAACTGTAAATGGTTCTCCATATTCTGCCGCTATAAGTGCGGTCAATGATGAAGATTGGTATAATTTTACACCAAGTTCCACCAGTCTTTATACAATGAGGACATATGGAAATACAGATATGTTGATGTATCTGTATTCCAGCGATCAAACAACCCTATTAGCTTCTGATGATGATAGTGGCGGTAATGGTCAATCGTTAATAACATATAATTTAAATGCTAGTCAAATCTATTATTTAAAATTAAGAGGATATGGTTCAAGTACTGGAAATTATGAAGTTGCTGTATTTTTACAAAATCCAAGTTTTACATCTTGTTATGGTACTACAATACTAAACGCTTGTAACTGTAATTCTGGTTCTATAAGCAGATTTTATACTGGATCATTAGGAATTAATACTGTAATATACACTGATAATAGTTTATCAAACTTTTCAGCAGATGGATTATATCGAGTAAATTCATCAACAGTTTATGTTTTAAGTAGTGGAAATGGAACTATCAATAATATAAGATCATGACCAGCGACATTTACTTATATTATGGAGCAACTTCTGGTTCTGCTTGTACTAGTAACACTGGTTCAACTGTATATTATGAAGGATATATTGATATAGGAACTGCATTATATAGTGATGTTGATTTAATTACCCCTGCATCTGATGGATATTATAATTATTATGGAACGATATATTATGTAGTTAGTGGAGTTGTTGATTCATCTTCAACTTGTCCAGATTATAGTGTTGTATATTTTGGATCTACAGTAGGAACTTCGTGTACTAGTAATACTGAATCAACTGTATATTATGAAGGATATATTGATATAGGAACTGCATTATATAGTGATGTTGATTTAATCACCCCTGCATCTGATGGATATTATAATTATGATGGAACGATATATTATGTAGTTAGTGGAGTTGTTGATTCATCTTCAACTTGTCCAGATTATAGTGTTGTATATTTCGGATCTACTGTAGGAACTGCTTGTGCTGATAATACTGAAACAACGGTATTCTATACTGGTTCTTTTACTACAGGAAATACATTATATACTGATGCTGATTTAACTATAACTGTTCCTAATGGATATTATAATTATTATGGAACGATATATTATGTAGTTAGTGGAGTTGTTGATTCATCTTCAACTTGTCCAAATTCTACTTATTTATATTTTGGATCTACTGTAGGAACTTCGTGTACTAGTAATACTGGATCGACTGTATATCATACAGGATCTTTCGAAATAGGAACTACATTATACACCGATTTTGATTTAACTATAACTGTTCCTGATGGATATTATAAAAGTGGAAACATAGTATATCAAACAATAGATGGAGTTATTCAATCTTCATCATCTTGTCCAACTTCATTTTTTTTGTATTTTGGATCTACTGTAGGAACTGCGTGTACTAGTAATACTGGATCGACTGTATATCATACAGGATTTTTCGAAATAGGAACTACATTATATACTGATGCTGATTTAACTACAACAGTATCTGATGGATATTATAAATATGAAAACACAGTATATCAAACAATAGGTGGAGTTATTCAATCTTCTTTAAATTGTCCATTATCCTCCACTCTATCATATACTTTAGATAATTCTTGTTTTACTGGAACAACATCTGTATTATATTATATCGGTTCTCTTATAGAAGGAACTTTAGTATATAGCGATTTTAATAGAACCATACCAGCAGATGATGGTTATTATAGAGAGAGTGTAAGTGTTGTTTATGTAGTGTTAAACGGCGTAATAACCAGCATTACAAAATGCAACTATCAAACAAGCACAACCTTTACAACACAACCGCCAACGCAGCTCTGTCCTGGTAGAGCTATAGTTATACAAATTTGCAATAGCAATGCTGTAAAAGATGATAATTTTGATATTTATGTAAATGGATATTATCTAGGTGGGCTTGATTTAAATTCAGATGCTCAAGTGGGTTCTATATTTATAGGATCTGATATTCCAAATTTAACAATAGTAAATCAAGATTTTGCCTGTCCATTAAACCAAATGGTAGAATATAGATTTAATGAAAATATATTAAATCTAGGAAATAACAATAACCTGTATATGAAAAATACGCAGGATAATTTTAATGGCAATCTTGGAACAGTACAAATTAGAGCTTATGATATTATTGGAACTCTTTTGTTAAATCCAACTGTTATAGCAGATTTAACATATAGTGGGGATGAGGGTTATGATTTTCTTTTTGAAAATGTTGATATTTTTTGCCCCACCACAACAACCACAACATCAGCTCCTACTACTACCACTACTAGCACCACAACACTTGCTCCTGTCACTACTACTACTACTACTACTACCACTTCACCGCCAACCACTACATTACCGCCATGTCCTGTTCATACATCGCAACCCCCGCCATTTATCAATACTCCAAAAGGAATAGAATTAGAATCTATAATTTCTACAAATTCTCCCAGAAATATAACATTAGTTGAATCTTCAGATCCTTTAACTTCTGATATTATTTTAACAACTACCACAACTACTACCACAACTACCACAACCACGACTACAACTACAATATATCCAACAACAATATTAAATTGTAACCCATATTGCAATAAATTGGGCTATTAATAAATATGTCAATATGAGAAAATTGACCATTGGAATGGCGACTTATGATGATTATGATGGTGTTTATTTTACAATTCAATCAATTAGAATGTATCATAAAGAAGTTTTAAATGATATTGAATTTGTAATAATCGATAATAATCCATCTGGAAATCATGCAAAACCAATCAGAGAATTGACTGATTGGATAAAAGAACCAGTTCAATACTTTCCATTTACTAAATTTAAATCAACCACTGTAAAAAATAAAGTATTTGAAATAGCTGACACACCATATGTGATGTGTATTGATAGTCATGTATTACTAGAACCAGGATGTTTAAAAAAATTAATAGATTTTTATGATGCTGGTCTTGATAATGGCAATTTATTACAAGGTCCGCTTATATACGATGACTTATCAAACATCTCAACACACTTTGATTTAAAATGGAGTGGTCACATGTGGGGTACATGGGCTACCGATGATAAAGGAAAAGACATAGATTCGCCACCATTTGAAATTCCAGCACAAGGAATGGGTTTGTTTTCATGCAGAAAAAATTCTTGGTTGGGATTTAATAAAGAATTTCGTGGATTTGGCGGAGAAGAAGGATACATTCATGAAAAATACAGAAAAAACGGTAAACAAACGTTATGTTTACCGTTTTTGAAATGGCTCCATAGATTTGGTAGACCATCAGGAGTTCCTTATGTTAATGATCTAAAAGATCGTTTTAGAAATTACATGATTGGATTTATTGAACTTGGTTTAGATACAACAGAACTTAAAAATCATTTTAGTCAAGC